GAGGAAAATGGCAATTACGAAAAACCGGAAGTTAAATCCGAAATTGTTGATCTCATTAAAAAGTGGCAACCTTCCGAGATAGTTAAGGTTACTCAGATTCGAGAAATTAAATATTACGTTGAAGGGCTTATTCAATCGCGTCTGTCTGGATCCTTGGTGTCGCAAGGGGGAACAGGCAAAACCAGTATTTTAATGATTTTAGGTATTGAGACTGCTCTGGGTGGTTTGTGGTTTGGGAATCGGGTTACTCAAGGCTCTTTTGTGTTGTTGTCTTTAGACGATGCTCAAGAAGATCTCGATTCCTGTTTTGCAATGATACTTAAAAGTAGATCTTTTAGTCCTGGCGAACTGGATCTTATACGTCGGTCGGTGCGGTTAATTAGTTTACGTGGCCTTAAAAATAGTATTAAGTTTGCCCAAAAGGATGGCCAGGGGTTTAAATCAACTGGGCTTGATTTAGCGTTGATCGAGGCTTTATCTGGTATTCCTGATTTGCGGTGCGTGGCTTTAGATACGCTAAGACAGTTTGCAGGCGGAACGACTAACGATGACCAGCTCGTCACGGTGGCTACAAAGGCGATTACAGCGATTGCAGATCATTGTGGGTGTTCGGCTATAGTCAACCACCACGGAACGAAACAGGGGGCTCGTGAGGGCCTTGTAGACCAGTATAGCGGGGCGGGATCGGGGGCTTTAGCGGATAACTTGCGGTTTGTGTTGAATCTGGCGGTCGTAAAGGCTGAAGATGCGCGGAAAATGCTTAACCTTAACGCGGTTGATAATCATGCACTGGATCGCGGATCCACTATTCTTGAACTTACGGATACGCGTGGCAGTTTGTTACGAAAGACAATAGCGCCCATTTATATTATTCGGGAGGATTATTCTTTTAATTTGGTTGAGGCTACCAAAAAGACCAAGGTTGAGCAGAATATGGAAAAGTTTATAGAAGTGGCAAAAATAATACAGAAAAAAGGGCCGTTAAGCAGAAAGGTTATTTACGATATTGTTAAAGGTCGTAAGCAGATTTTCGTGGAATTTGTGAACGATTGGATTAACGAAGGTTTGTTGATAAATTCGGGAACAGGGAGCTCATCGGTTTTGGAGTTATCGCCATCGGGTTTAGCGGTTTTAAAGGGGGCTTGCTAGTGTTCCCGATACCCCTGTTCCCCCTTAAGCATAGGGAACAGGGAACAGGGGGGTATACAGGGGGTGATGTGTCTTATCACACACACACCACCCTGTCTGTGTGTATCGTGTACCGGAACAGGCGGGAACAGGGAACAGGCAACATAATTAACTTACTTAAAAGGCACAATTAATGACACCAACACAAAGATCAATAGCGTATTTAAAAGCCGAAGGATACGCCGTTGCTATCGTCGAACACTGGAACCACTTTGCGCGGATACGCCAAGATTTGTTCGGGTTTATTGATCTCTTGGCGATACGTAAGGGTGAGACTTTGGCAGTGCAGGTCACGGCCTCTGGGGTTTCTGCGAGGCTTAAAAAGATTATGGATCATCCCAATCTTCCTGTGGTGCGGGATTGCGGGTGGAGGATTGAGATCCACGGATGGCGGAAGTCAGCGGCTGGGCGGTATGTGCAGCGTATTATTGATGTCTCGTGACGTTAAAAGTGTGGTAAAAAGGATGCAGCAAGAATCCCGTGGAATTGACAAATTGCTTTTGAATTCCTAAAATGATGTGCCGACTACTCTCCCTCGGTCAAAACCATGCTATTTTCTGATAGTCTTGTGCATGGACTTTAGCTATCAGATTTTTCTTGACAATGTTTTAAATACGGGTTATTTAGGATAAATGGAAAAAGACGCCGCTGCTTTTATACTAACCCTCCTGCATTCTTCAACCAATGCACATCTTTTGCATTTGTCTACAGGCTCTTACGCAATCCATAAGACTTTGCGTCACTACTACAAAGATATAATCAAGTTAACCGATCAATTTGCCGAGTGTTATATGGGCCGTTACGGTCAATTAAACATTGCGGATTATGGGGGTGACTATCATGTGGCAACAGATGCTATTGACTATTTGGAAAAGGTTAATGAGTTTACCAACCAGAGTCGTTCGTTGTTGCCAGGCGATTCTGAATTACAAAATTTAATTGATGAAATTCAGGATTTAATTAATAATACGTTGTATAAACTGAAATACTTAAACTAAGGAGCTGCTATGAAAGAAGCCAAACATTACGGATACGGCGAGTCTGCAAAGATGCCTAAACACGTAAAATCGCGTGATTCATCTGGCGAAAAGATGGTGCGCGTTCCCAAGGAAGACAAAGAAGGTGACGGTTATCCTTCACATACAGGAGCTAAAGCTCCTCGCGCTGCTTTGTCTAGCGACACGACTGGCGAGCGTAAAATGCCGATCGAAGGTGGTGTTGCTATGGGAAACCAAGATGGTATTGGCCTACGTCATGAACACCACATGGGTCACCATGATGGGCGTTTGGGCGAAATGAAAGGTCATATGGGCGAAAAAGTCGTTTATGACCATCAACGATACGAACACGCGCAAGATAAGTGCTAGTCGTGCCACGGCAGACCGCCATCTGCCGAGCACTAATCACAACCAAACTGGAGATTTGGCAATGACTGGTTCAATTATACGTATTTGTGGTAATTGTCGGTATTTTTCTAAAAACGACATTTTAGGCACTTGTAGACGATTTCCTCAGTCTGTTTCTAAGCATCACAATGACTGGTGTGGTTGTTTTAAGACTATTAGGTCGGAAATTGAAGAAGTGGCTTTAGAAATGATTAATTCGGTAAGCGAAGGAACGGTTAAAAGACGTGGCAGACCGCGTAAGGTGGCAGTATGATTAAGCCACTGAGAACTAAAGTAGTGGTAAAACCGATAGTGAGGACATTATCGGAAGTGTTAATTGTAAAGAATACAGAATCATTCAACGAAGGCACGATTATAGCAATTGGGGCATTAGTTGATGATTGCGCGGTGGGTGATTTTATTAAGTATGGTAATGGCGATTATTTAAAGTGGCCCACGCATAGGATAGATGGTCAGGATTATCAGATTATTGATGAAGCGGATATTTGTGGTGTTGTTGAAAACTAAAGGAGTTTAAATGAGTACAATAGCAAGCACGACTGGTAACACACAAGCAATTGGCGTTGCATATGCAGACCAAAATATCGTTAATAGCGATATGGTTTATGTTAATGCTACGGGCGGTCAAATTGGATATACGACTGGCGCAGCTAATCTGCCGTCTACGGTTACGCAGCTGACTAGCAAATCTACGGGTGTGACGATTAACGCATCTTGTGGACAGATTGTTACGTTTAATACCGCGATTGCAGCAGGCGCTGAAGCATCGTTTGTGGTTACTAACTCAATGGTAAGTTTATACGATATCCCAGTTGTAGCCATTGCTTCGGGAGCTGCTAATGCTATAACGTATGCAATCAATGTTGGAGCTGTTGCTAACGGTAGTTTTGCGATTGTGATTAGTAATTTGTCGGCCGGATCATTATCTGAAGCGCTGACAATTAATTTTGGTATTTTGCACGTAGCACAGGTCTAAACTTTTTAACCGCCATAAAAAGGATTTATCATGCCGTTAATGAAAAGCGCATCAAAGAAGGCTTTTAAGAAAAACATAGAAGCCGAGGTCAAAGCAGGCAAGCCTATTAAGCAGGCCGTGGCTATTGCTTATTCAGAAAAGCGTGAAGCTATGAAGAAAAAGGCAAAGAAATGATTACGCTTGAGCATACAGTCGAAGAAATCGAGCATTTGTGGAAAGTTTTAGAAGCTCATTTGGGAGTGCATCAGCAGATCATGAAGAAGGTGCAAACCCAAGTGCAAGCGCAGATGCCGGTTGTAAAACCAAATTCAGTGGCAAATGATGCGGAAAGTGCCGTAAATCAGCAAGTTAACGCTTAATTTTTCCGGTATATAAAATGAAAGTTGGCGCACCTGCTCATAAACCTACGGAAGTGTCCAGGCGCACCGTTATGGAAGCTAGCGGTTTAGGCTTACCGCAAGAACAAATTGGCTCTTTAATCGGCATTGATGATAAGACCTTGCGTAAGCATTATTACGATGAGCTAGTGCAAGGCAAGGCTAAGTCAAGCAAAGCTGTGGCTAAGACACTATTTGCGAAAGCTACTGGTGGCGATACCACGGCGATGATTTGGTGGACGAAAGCCCAGATGCGTTGGTCTGAGACTGTCAAGCAAGAACTCACAGGCGCAGAAGGTGAACCACTGGCAGGCATACAAGTGACATTTGTAAAGCCGAATGGACAGTGAAACTCGCAATGCAATTAGCCAGGCTGAATTTCCTGAAAAATTAGAATGCCTGTTTCAGCCTACATCAAAACGCTATCGGGTGCTTTGGGGTGGGCGTGGAGGTGCTAAGTCTTGGGGTGTGTCTAGGGCTTTATTGATTAAAGCAGCTGAGAGGCCACTGCGAATACTGTGTGCGCGTGAATACCAAACCAGTATTAAAGACTCCGTACACAAGCTCCTGAGTGACCAGATTGACGCTTTAGGGCTCAATGGTTTCTATGAAATCACACAGAATACGATACGCGGTAAGAATGGCTCCGAGTTTAACTTTGCCGGTCTGAAAAACAACATTGCTAATATTAAGAGCTTTGAAGGTATAGATATCTGTTGGGTTGAGGAAGCCATAACGGTATCAAGAATGTCCTGGAACGTGCTGATTCCTACGATCCGTAAAGAAGAATCAGAGCTGTGGATAACATTTAACCCTGAGCTAGAAACAGACGAAACTTACCAGCGGTTTGTCCTTCATCCTCCCGATAATGCGATTGTCCAAAAAATTAACTGGTCGGATAACCCTTGGCTGCCTGATACCTTACGCATTGAAAAAGATGCGTTACTCGCTAGAGACGTGGAGCAATACAACACGGTTTGGGAAGGTTTGTGTCGGCAAACCGTGGATGGAGCCATATTTGCCAGAGAAATACAGGTTGCAGACTTGGATGGGCGTATCACTAAAGTGGTCTACGATCCTACTAAACCGGTGCATACGGTGTGGGATTTGGGATGGTCCGATGCTACGGCGATTTGGTTTTTACAGTTTATTGGCGGTGAAAATCATTTAATTAGATACATTGAAGGTAATCAACGAACGGTCACCAGTTGGCTCGCAGAGCTTCAAACCTTTGGTTATGTCTACGATACGATGTGGCTCCCGCATGACGCTGAAAACAAGACTTTGGCTGGTAATGGGCGAAGTATTGAGGAAATAGTCAGGTCAAGCGGTTATAAAACGAGGATAATTGACAAAACGCCAATTGTTGATAGCATTAATGCTGCGAGAACGATATTTGGTAATTGTTGGTTTGATCGGGATAATTGTCATCAGGGGCTGCAGTGCTTGAGACATTATCGGTATGAGGTAGACCCTGACACCAAGCAATTTTCAAAGACTCCCTTGCATGACCACTACAGTCATGGTGCTGACGCATTTAGATATATTGGATTAATGATTAACGAACCGCGTAAACCGGTTAAAAAGAAGAACTTTTACCAACCTATGGCTTCATGGATGGGCTAAATGGCAGATGATAGAGAAGATGATTTTGACAGTCGTATCGAGGAAGCTAAACAATTCTTACGATTAGCCTCGGATGCGGACTCTACGAACCGATCCGAAGCACTTGAGGATTTAAAATTCGCAGCTGGTGACCAGTGGCCTGTGGAGATTCAAAACTCGCGGACTTTAGAGGCTAGGCCATGCTTGACGATCAACAAAATTGATCCTTTTGTTCGTCAAATTACAAATCAGCAACGTCAGCAACGACCTAGAATGAAGTGTCATGGCATGAATACTCAGTCTGATGAGAAGGTCGCTGAGATCATTTCAGGCATTTTTAGGCATATTGAGGTGCAATCAGACGCGGATCAGGCCTATGACAATGCTTTTGATTTTGCTGTCAGAATGGGTTGGGGTTATTTTCGCGTATGCACTGATTACATTAGCGACAAAACCTTTAACCAAGAAATTTACATAAAACAGATTACTAACCCGTTTACTGTTTATTTTGATCCTAATTCAGTGCTGCCTGATGGTTCTGACGCTGAAAAGTGCATGGTCACTGAGGTAATACCAAAGGATTTGTTCCGTAAACTTTATCCTGGTGCTGACGATGGTGCGGGATTTACTTTACGTGGTAACGGCGATTCAAACGCTGAATGGGTGATGCGAGAGGATATCCGTATTGCTGAGTATTTTTATACGGTTAGAACTCCTACGAAACTGTTAATGTTTGAGGATGGCTCAGAGTTGTATGAAGATGACTACAACAAAAATCCTCATTTAAAACGTATCGGCGTTAATATTATTGATAAGCGCGACAGCTATAAAAAAGAAATCCATTGGGCTAAGATGACCGGTATGGAGATTCTCGAAGAAGGCGTTTGGTCTGGTCGTTATATACCGATTGTTCCTGTTTACGGTCAGCAATTAATTGTTGAGAATAAACGTAAAAAGTACGGCATTGTCAGAAATGCCAAAGACCCACAGCGCATGTATAACTTTTGGCAAACCGCACTGACTGAATCCGTGGCTCTGGCTCCCAAGGCTAAGTGGATAATGGCTGAAGGTCAGGACGAAGGTCACGAAAGTGAGTGGGCAAACGCTAACATTAAGGCTTATCCATTACTCAGATACAAACAAAAAGATATCGAAGGCGTGCCTGCACCAGCTCCTCAAAGATTGCAACCAGAACCGCCTCCGACTGGTGTAATGGGCGCGATGGGCGTTATTGACAATGATTTAAAGTCAGTATTAGGTATATTTGACCCTGCACAACTGCAACAAGGCAATATCAGCGGTAAGGCTATTAATGGTCAGCAGCAGCAGTCAGACATGACCAATTATAACTTTTACGATAATTTGACCAGGTCACTACGTTGGACAGGCAAGATTATTTTAGATTTAATACCTAAAATCTATGATACTGAACGCGTTATGCGGATTATTGGTGACGATGGAAAACATGAACTTGTCACTGTAAACCAACAAACTGCTGATGCAAATGGCGTTAATCGTGTATTAAACGACCTTACAGTGGGCGAATACGATGTGGTGATGGATACAGGCCCAGGCTTTAACTCCAAGCGTCAAGAAGCTGTTACCGCGATGATGCCGTTAATATCTAGTAATCAACAATTATTCCAACTGGCCGGTGACTTGGTGTTTAGGAATATGGATTTTCCTGGTGCTGATGTCATTGCGGATCGTTTGGCAGCATCTAATCCGCTAGCGCAACTTGATCCTAAATCTGACATACCGCCCCAAGTGCAAATGCAACTGGCACAAAGTCAGCAGACTATCCAACAATTGCAACAACAAATACAAACGATGGCTCTCGATCTTAAATACGGGGCTCAGGTATCTGCGATTAAAGAACAAGGCGCACTTAGTCGTGAAATGCTTAAACAGACTACTAAGGCTCACGATACTGAGACAAACGCACAGGTTAAGGTTAACGACCAGAATACACGGTCTATTACGAGTCAGAATAAGTCAGAAATTGAAGGAATTGTGCAACTGCTCTTGCATCATATGGATACAGCTAGACTTGAGAAGGAGATTGATAAGCGCAATCAAGAGCAATATCAATCAGCAGGTCAGGCTGTGCAAACAGTAATGGCACAGGCTCCACAACCACCACAGGTGCAATAATGCCAACAGTAACTAGTGAAAACCGCGAAGAATTTAATCGTCAAGAAATGAATAAAAAAAGCGGAAAATCTAATTATGATGAAATGGATGAAGAATTTGGAAAATTTAATGATTCTAATTACATAAAACATCATGCAGAAAAATTTGCTACAAATTTAAAAAATTTTGGTTTTGATGTTGACGTGAATCATTCTGGAAGTAAATTAGGTGCATCAAGTTATGTTACAGTTTCTGATCCTCAAACAGGTCGTTATATTGTTGATCCTATTAGATTTAGTGGGCATTCTAAGGGTGAAAAACAAAATGAATTAGTCCATAATGTTTTTAAACCATCTGATGCAGAACATTATATTAAAATGTCACATGAAATGAGGTCTTTGGGGCCAGCAAAACATATGCAAACAAACAAAGAGCAAGAAGAAAAAATAGCCAGACTTAGAGCTAAAAATGAAGCAAGAAAATTGAAACAAATTAAAAATGCACAAAGTTAATTCTTATGATTAAGTAATTGCAGTAAACCTTACTAGTGAGGATCACTAGGTAAACTCTTGGAGGAATCCATGTCACAAGCATCAAATGTAGTAACAAGTGAGAATGCAGCCGATTTTTATGCACAACGTTTAGGTTTAGCTGACGCACCTGAAGCCGTGGCTGATGAACCATCAGAGCCGGTTCAGGATAGCGAGCAGAGTGAACCCGTAGCAGAAAAAGAGGCCGTAACAGAGGAGCGCAAAGCCAATCCCAAATTGGAAAAGCGGTTTTCAGAGCTTACTAAACAAAGAGAAATGGCGCGTCAGGAAGCTGAACGCGAGCGACTAAGGGCTAGTGAGTTGGAAACAAAGCTAAAGGCTCTGGAGCAATCCAGCACACCTAAAGCTCAGACTTTTGAAGATAAAGAACCGCAACCTTCACAATTTACCGATGCGTTTGAATACGCAAAGGCTCTAAGTGAGTGGTCAGCGGAGAACGCAGTAAAGCAAATGAAATTGCAAGAAGCTGAAGTTAAGGCTGCCGAGGAACGTGCAAAAGTGGTTGAAGCATGGAACAAACGACAAGCCAGCGCTAAAGCAGAATTGCCGGATTACGAGGAAATGATTGCCAGCAGTAACGTCATGGTTTCTGACCAGGTGCGTGATGCAATTATTGAGAGTGACGTAGGACCTAAAATCCTATATCACCTTGCCGAGAATCCTGAAATTGCCGAGGCGTTATCTAAGAAGTCTGTTACCGCAGCATTACGTGAAATTGGGCGATTGGAAGCAAGGTTTGATGTTAAAGAACCTAGCAAGACTGTTCAAAAAACTAGAGCACCTGCGCCTATTCAACCATTACGTGCAAGCTCCTCCGCTGCTGATTCAGGCGTGGGCTCAGATGGTGAGTTTCACGGCACGGCATCACAGTGGCGAGAAGCTAGACGTGCTGGGAAGATTAGGTAAACAAAACTTTTTATAAGGAATTATCGTGTCGAATAATTTATTGACTATTTCAAAAATTACTAATGAAGCATTAATGGTGTTGGAGAACCAATTAACGTTCACCAACAACGTAGATCGTAACTATGATGACCAATTTGCTGTGGTTGGTGCGAAGATCGGTAATACGGTCAACGTCCGCAGACCTGGTCGTTTTATTGGTACTACTGGCCCGGCTTTGAACGTTGAAGACTTTAACGAGACTTCAGTGCCAGTCACGTTAAGCACTCAATTCCACGTAGATACGCAATTTACTACGCAAGATTTGGCATTGAGTTTAGATATGTTTAGTGATCGTGTATTAAAGCCTGCCGTGGCTGCGATTGCGAACAAGATTGACCGTGATGGTTTGGCTACCGCTTTAAGTAATACCGCTAACATCGTGGGTGTTGCTGGTACGCCTCCGACCGGTCTTATCACGTATCTAACCGCCCAGGCTTATCTTGATGCTGAAGGCGCTCCTCGTGACGGTCGTAGGTCTTGTATTGTAGAACCCTTTACGTCTGCAACCATCGTTGATTCTTTGAAAGGTTTATTTATGCCTTCCACAAAAATTAGCGAGCAGTATGAAAAAGGTTTGATGGGACGTGATTCATCCGGCATGAACTGGTTTCTTGACCAGAACGTGCAGAATCAAACCTTCGGTTCAAGCTCTGTGACGTTGCAAACCAACACCACAACGTTTACCGGTTCTTTGACTTCTGGATGGGCTCAAAACTCTACAATCACGATCAAAACCGCTTCCAGCACTGCTACGCTGAATGCCGGTGATGTAATCCAGATTGCAGGCGTTTATGCTACCAACCCGCAGAATCGTCAGGCTTATGGCTCTGGCAAATTGCGTAACTTTGTTGTGATGGCTAATGCTGCTCTAACCACTGGTGGTGTTGCGGTAACTGTTTCGCCTGCTATTATCACGGGTGGACAATTCCAAAACAGTATCTTGATTGGTTCAACCAGCACAACTGCAACGGTGACTCCTTTTAATGCTGCCGGTACTGTGTCACCACAAAACATCGTTATGCACAAAAATGCATTTTGCGTTGCTGTGGCTGATCTTGAGCTGCCAGAAGGAGTGCATTTTGCTGGTCGTGCAAGCGATAAGGAAATTGGATTGTCAATGCGTGTTGTCCGTCAATACACCATTAACAATGACTCAATTCCTACGCGTTTGGATGTTCTATACGGTTGGGCTCCTTTGTATCCTGAGCTTGCTTGCCGTGTTGCAGCCTAATCAATTAACTTAAAGGAAATTTAACATGAGTAACCCAGGCCCAAGCACTACCGTTACCAATCACCCGCAAAACTTGACCACAAACCAAGCAATCCGGTTATTGGCTTCGGCTCAAAGCGTTAACTTAAATGCAACTGGTGACACCGTAATGCCGGTAATTAATACCGCGCGTTATTCAGTGTCAAACGTGGTATTTACTAACGCCTCAACAAGTCTGACTACCGCTGCTGCCGGAGTATTTCCTTCGGCTGCTGCCGGTGGAACGGCTATTGTTAGTAATGCAGCATTGTCAGCTCAAACTTCAGCCTCTGTCGTGACAAATGCCACTATCAACAGCACTGCTGCTCAAACTGGTCAAAACATCTATTTCAACGTGGGAACCGCACAAGGTGCAGCTGCTACGATGGACGTATTTGTTTATGGCTACGATTTAACGTTCTTGCCGTAGAAATGTGTTAAAAGAAGGGGGCTTAAAAACCCCCTTTTTTTATAATTTTGGTGGATAATCACCATTTTTGAGGACAAAATCATGGCAAACACAGCCGTTTTACGCGTTGTAGGTCAGACTCAATCAATTGCAGTCTCAGCTTCAAGCTCAACTAGCGTATTTATCACCCCTACTAATAACGACCAGGCTAACTACGCAGCTTTTCTAAATACAGGCACCAATCCTGTAGCAGTCGTGGTTTCGCCTGCTGCCTCAGCTCCCGCAGCTGTATTTCCTGTTACAAGCACCCTTGGTGGCTTTGTATTACCTGCATCGATGACGCAACCAGTCGTTCTAGCAGTGCCTTACAGTAACCCTGGTGGTGGATTTTCAGTAACCGCTATTACCGGAACAGGCTCTTCTACGCTTTATGTGACCGCTATCGGCGATCAGTCGTAATTGGCCACAAACACAAATATACTTTTTCCGCAGACCCCGTTTATTGATCCTAGTACGGGCCGTCCTTCTTTACCTTGGGTTTTGTGGCTACAGAATCCTAGTTTTGTCAGTGCTACTTATGCAAATGCTTTAGCAATTTCCTCTGGTGGCACTGGTATTTCTACAGCTCCCACAAATGGACAGCTACTAATTGGTAATGCAGGTAATTACACATTACATACTTTATCTACTGGCTCTGGCATTGGCATTACGAATGGCGCGGGTTTAATTACTGTAGCCAATACAGGCGTTTTAAGTAATATTGCAAGCTCTGGAATATCCGTATCTGGTGCAACTGGTAATGTCACTATTGCCAATACCGGCGTTTTATCAGCCATTGCCGGTTCAGGTATTAGCGTTTCGGGTGCTACAGGCAATGTTACGTTTGCTAATACTGGCGTTTTGTCGTTCAGCGGGGGTAGCACAGGTTTAACACCTGTTACTGCAACGACTGGTGCTGTATCCCTTGCCGGAACTCTTGCAGTGGCTTACGGTGGCACAGGCCAGACTACTTATACTGATGGTCAGCTATTAATCGGCAATACCACAGGCAATACGCTTGCAAAGTCTACTTTAACCGCAGGCACTGGTATTTCTATTACTAACGGTTCCGGTTCGATTACTGTTACCAATACTTCGCCATCATCTGGAGGAACGGTTACAAGCGTTTCTGTGGTGTCGGCTAACGGTTTGGCAGGCACAGTAGCCACAGCCACAACAACTCCCGCCATAACGCTATCTACAACGATTACAGGGCTATTAAAAGGTAACGGAACGGCTATTAGCGCAGCAACTTCTGGGACAGACTATGCACCGGCTACTAGCGGGACTTCGATCCTTTACGGCAACGGCTCTGGTGGATTCTCAAATGTCACGATTGGGACAGGCGTTAGTTTTGCGGCGGGAACATTATCTGCTACCGGAAGCGGTGGAACGGTTACAAGTGTTGCTGCGCTTACTTTAGGCACTACTGGCACAGACTTATCAAGCACGGTAGCAAATGGCACTACAACCCCTGTAATTACGTTAAATGTGCCTACTGCTAGCGCAACTAATAGAGGCGCGTTAAGCTCTGCGGATTGGACTACTTTTAACAATAAAGGTAGCGGATCGGTCACTTCCGTATCTGGCACTGGCACGGTCAACGGAATTACTTTAACCGGCACGGTGACTAGCAGTGGAAGTCTGACACTGGGTGGCACACTTGGAAGTATTGCTAACAGCCAGTTAAGTAACTCAACCATTTCCGGCGTATCTTTAGGCGGTAACTTATTTAGCTTAACCGCTGGCACAGGCGTTTCTTTCAGCGCAGGCACTACTTATAACGGATCAACAGCCATTACGATTACCGCGACCGGCTCGGGTGGCACGGTTACTAGCGTTACCGGAACGGCTCCGGTTGTATCGTCTGGAGGCACTACACCAGCTATTAGTATGGCAAAAGCCACAACATCGGTTGATGGGTATTTGTCATCAACTGATTGGACAACTTTTAATAATAAAGGCAGCGGCACTGTTACCAGTGTAGCTGCGCTGACGCTCGGCACGACCGGAACCGACCTGTCTAGCACCGTGGCAAACGGCACAACAACGCCGGTTATCACACTTCAAGTCCCAACTGCTTCTGCATCTAATCGTGGGGCGTTGAGTGCTGCGGATTGGACGACGTTTAACAACAAAGGCAGCGGATCAGTCACCAGTGTGGCGCAATCCTTTACCGGCGGTTTGATTTCGGTTGCGGGCTCACCGATCACCACATCCGGCACACTGGCGCTGACGGTTGCAGGTACTTCTGGCGGTATCCCTTATTTTTCAAGCGGCACAACTTGGGCAACCTCGGCGGCGCTTGCGGCTGGTTCGTTGATGCAAGGCGGTGGCGCTGGTGTTGCACCGTCTACCATAACGACCGGAACGGGCGTGGTCACCGCGCTCGGCGTGAATACCGGCACTGCTGGCGCGTTTGTGGTTAACGGCGGCGCTCTCGGCACACCGTCTAGCGGCACCGTCACCAACCTGACCGGCACCGCCAGCATTAACATCAATGGCACTGTTGGCGCAACAACTAAAAATACAGGCGCATTTACAACTATAAGCGCGGTAAAAGCTACCGCAGGCGATGTTGCTAGTTTTACTAACGCCGCCGCGTCAAATAAAACTGCTTTTATCTATACAGATAATATCTATATCGCGTTCATGAATATAGGCGGTGCTGGTGCTGGTGATGGTTGGCTAATCGGCAACAGTAATATCTACGCTCAAATTGGCGGCAGCACAAAAGCTACTATTTCAGGAACAGGCGTAGCTGTTACAGGGGTATTAAGCGCCACAGGCGTAGTGACTTTTTCTAATTATGGCGTTGGAACTGCAACTTTTAACGGTTCTGGTGTAATATCATCTGTTTCGGATGAAACATGGAAAATTAAAGACGGTGCGCCAGTTAACGCGGATGCAATGCTTAACAAGCTAGAACCGGGTTACTGGTATTACAATGACGATAAAAAAGAAACTTTTGGAACGGATCGGCAGCTTGGCTTTTACGCGCAAAATGTTAACGCCGCTATCGGGCCGGAAGCCGCGCCAAAACCGGAAGAAGGTAAACCGTGGGGCTATTACGACAGATCAATTCTTGCGGTAACCGTTATGTCACTTCAAAAAGCATTAGCAACCATAGAATTGTTAACGGAAAAAGTTAACAGACTGGAGAAATTATGAGCGTAAATCTTTCACCGTTAGCAGGCGCTGGCTGGCAGTTTTTTGATTCCAATGGTGTGCCGTTAAGTGGTGGTTTGTTGTATAGCTACGCCGCAGGCACTACAACGCCGCAGGCTACGTATACGACTAGCGCGGGCAACATAGCCAATGCTAATCCAATCGTATTGGACGCGGCGGGCAGAACGGCCAGTGAAGTTTGGCTGACGCAAGGCGTTGCATATAAGTTTGTACTTAAAGACGCTACTTTTGTTCAAATTGGTTCTTATGACAATCTGTTAGGAATAAATGATGTTACCGCACAAATAGCGGCTATATACGCCGCATTTGCTGCGTCTAGCGGTTCCTCATTGGTTGGCTATATTCAAGGCTCAACTGGATCAGTCGCACGTACAGTGCAGTCTAAATTAAGCGATACGATTAGCGTTTTTGACTTTATGAACACGGCACAAATAGCCAATGTTGCCGCTGGAACTGGTGACGTAACGTCAGCCATACAAGCAGCGTTTAATGCTTATTCAAACGCCGCAGGAACAGGTGTTTTTGTTGATGTATTTTTTCCGATCGGCACATATTGCGTAACCGCAGAGTTAGTGCCAAACGGTTGCAATATTGTTGGCGAGAGTTTTGATAGCACAATCAAAGCAACAGCTGCAATTCGCAGTGTTATTAAAATGCGCGGGTCACAATCTAGAATTGAAAATATTACCGTTGATGGCAACAGTCTTGCAAATAATGGTATTTATGTTGGCGATGATGTAAACAGCTTTGGCACAAACTCTGGATTGATTTCTGGCTGCCGTGTACAAAATTGCAAATACGACGGTGTTTTATTTTCTACTTATGGAAACCACAACAATTTTGTTGTAGATCGCAGTTTGATTTGGCTAAATGGCACGACCTACAATACCGGAACCGCTGCGGCATCGGCCAGTGGAACTGTAGCAACAATAACTGGCGCTGCCGATCTAACAACTTTTGTCCGCCCAATGTACGACTACGTTCACGTAGGCGGTGAAACTTTGCCGAGAGCAATTATCTCTGTTACCGCAACAACATTAACGGTCAACCCTGTATTTGATAATACTGTTACCAGCGCCGCCTATTCTATTCATCAAGGGTCTGGTGTTTGTATTATGTCACAAGGTGATAATTCTGAAATAAAAATTCAGAATAGCGTTATGAATACAAACAAGCTGGCGGGTTTAGACGATCATGCGCTATACGGCGCCGAATCGGATAACAATATAATTGAAGGAAACAGCATTTACGGTCGCATTATTGGACGCGGCGGTTCATCTCCGCATTACACTATTTCTTCTGGTGATTTTAGAAATTACTATGAAGGAAACTCTTTTGCGGACATTCGATTTGAATACGGCATAAACCCTTGCATAGATATAACCGGCGAAACCAGTCTAGCATTAATCAGCTTTAATACAAGCGTCAACGGAATTGCATCTGGATTAAAATATACCGGGAATGGCGAAAATTTCGACACAAACTTATACACTCAATACAATGTTGCTAGCTTTTCTGCGTCTTGGGGAAACGCGTACCAATTAGCGCAAGGCAGTGGAATTGGAAACGTCACAGTAAATTTACCTGTTTCAGCATCAACTTTAGAAACTCAGTTTAGAACTTTAATGCTGTCAAAGATTACACTTTTAATATACGACATAAACGGACAAAACGTATACGTAAAATCCGCGTCAAATAACGTAAATGGTGTTCTTGGAACTACTGGGATAACAATAACGGGCAACTATAAAAAAATAGAGTGTGTATTTAACGGAACTCAATGGATAGTGGGATAAAAATGATAACTCAACTGCTCAAGTCCAAAACCGTCTGGTTCGCCATCCTGACCTCGGAGAAATAACATGACCGGGCGGCGGTGTTCAATTATTGAAGTCAGTTTTTCATAAAGGTTTGACATGACAAAACCAATTGATATTGTAAGTCGTGCATTAAAAGATATCGGTGCTTTGGAGGCCGGTGAGGTTCCTACCGCTGATGCTGCACAAGACGCGTTTGATATGTTTAACGACATGCTTGACCAGTGGTCGAATGAATCTATGATGGTTTTCTATAAAACCGAGGTAATTTGGCCTGTAGTCCAAGGTCAGACCCAATATACGATAGGCCCAAACCCAAATGCCGGATCAAATTATATTGGCTCTAATTTTACTGGCTATGTTAATAATTTTACATTAACGGTCACCGGTATTACTTCTGGAGCTGTGGCTTTAGGCCAGACTTTAGCTAATACCAATATTACTACAGGCACTAAGATTGTGGCGTTTGGAACCGGAGCTGGTGGTAATGTGAATGAAACCGGCACTTACACAATGAATAACTCCATTGCACCATTATTGGTCAATGCAGGCAGTTTTGTAGTGGGCGTTACTTATGTTATTACTGTTGTTGGAACCACTAATTTTGTGGCTATAGGCGCACCGTCTAATACGGTAGGTGCAATCTTTACCGCTACTGGCGCAGGCTCAGGAACCGGAATCTGTAACACTATACTGGCGATAAATGGCTATTATCAACGGCCTTTGGCTATCAACTCTGCTTTTGTGCGTATTGCGACTAACAGCAACGGTTATCCTATCATTAACGGTGGGCTTGATTATCCTATTAGCATCCTTGATTTTGACAGTTATGAGCTTATTGGGCTTAAGACGTTAAATGGGCCATGGCCTAAAGCTCTGTATTATCAGCCTACTGAGTCTATGGGCAATATTTTTGTTTGGCCTAATCCAGCTCAAGGCGAGATGCACATGTTTGTTAATACGCTGTTAAGTCGATATGTAGGTCTTTACGACAACATACAGCTGCCAGAAGGCTACAATAACGCACTCAGATGGTGTTTAGCGGAAAGATTGATGCCGATGTATGGTAAGGCTAGTCAGACGCAAATAAGTCTTATTATAGGATTTGCAGGTCAAAGCAAAGCAACAATCAAACGCACCAATATGCGTCCTCCATCGGTTTCTCGGTATGATGAGGTTATTACGACTTCAAGATCAAAAGATGCCGGTTGGATACTTTCGGGCGGTTTCTTCAGATAAGGACTTACAATGCCAGATTTCGGATTTGTGGGGCCGTCTTACGAAGCTCCCAGTATTTATCAAGAAGCGCAGGAATGTATTAACTTTTATCCTGAGATTGACCCGTTAAAACAACCAGGTCAACGTGGTGTGGTTGCTCTTTATCCGACACCAGGACTTACACAATTAATTCAACCGGAGGTCGGGCCGGTTCGCGCTATGCGGAATTTGTCAGGAAATACGATTCTTCTGGTGGTTATTAATTCTTCTGTTTATTCTATTTCTACAAGTTATGTTGCAACTTTGGTTGGAACTTTAAGCACTTCTGCTGGTTTTGTATCGATGACCGATAACATTACTACTGCAAATGGTCTTACGGCTTACATTGTAGACGGTTTAAATCGATATACTTGGGTGGCTTCTACCAATACTTTTACTACTTTATCTCCTAGCGATGGGCCGTGGCAGGGGGCTTCTGTCGTAGACGTGGTAGATAATTACTACATTTATAACAACGTAGGAACTCAGAATTGGGCTGCTACAGACCTTGGTAGTGCGCTATCTACTAATGCCTACTACGGCACAAAAGACGCTGCCCCAGACCCTTTAATCGCTATTATTGCCGATCATAGGCAAGTATTCTTGCTTGGTCAGCAGACTACCGAGGTTTGGACTGACGTAGGCAATCAAATTGCCGGTATTATTTCATTTCCTTTTGCAAGAATACAAGGCACGATGGTTCAGCATGGTTTGGCAGCTGTAGCGTCTGTAGCGCGGTTTTCTGAGATGTTTATGTTTGTCTCTAAAGACAGTCGTGGACAGGCTATTATTGGGGCGATTCAGGGCTATGCTTTCGTCAGACTTTCAACTCATGCGGTAGAGCAAACCTTACTTGGTCAGACCATTTCTGACGCAGTGGCTTATACCTACCAGCTCGAAGGTCATGAGTTTTATGTCGTGACGTTTCCAAGCGTTAATTTAACTTGGGTTTATGATTTAACTACGCAAATGTGGCATAAATGGCTTTCTTGGGATGGCAGTCAATATAACCGCCATCGATCTAATTGTGGTGCATTTTTCAATAATTCCTATTTAGTCGGTGATTACTCCAACGGTAATATCTACGCTTTAGACAATGCGGTTTATACCGATAATGGCGCGACTATTCGTAGGTTAAGAAGGGCTCCGCATTTAGTGGCAGACCTTCAGCGTGAGTATTTCGCTGAATTACAAATACAATTTCAACCTGGTGTCGGGTTACAAACAGGTCAAGGTCAAGACCCACAGGCTATGCTTAGATGGTCTAATGATGGCGGTTCAACTTATTCCAACGAACATTGGACTAGTATTGGAATGGTTGGAAAATACAAGAATAGGGCTATTTGGAGGCGTTTGGGTCAGGCTCGGGACAGAATCTTTGAGGTTTCTATCAGCGATCCGGTAAAAGCGGTCATTGTTTCTGCCAACCTTAAAGCTGAAACTGGAGAAAACTAATGGATATGCAGACCATAAATATCCCTTCCAGAGAGCAAATTGAGCAATTACAAACAGAAATGCTTAAAATGCCACAGGCTGAAGGATTAAATACTGAGCATTTTTTTAGTGATGGAATGTATTGCAGAAGGCTTTTTAGAAAAGCTGGAACGATAATTGTTGGAAAAGTGCATAAAAAAGACCATTTATTTATATGCGCTCAAGGTGAGATAATTTCATGGTCAGAAACAGGAATGAGGCATTTAAAAGCTGGCGATATAATAGAAAGCAAAGCTGGCACTAAAAGAGTGACTATGGCAGTAACAGATGCAATTGGAATGACTGTCCACAGAACGGAAAAAACAGATTTAGATGAAATTGAAGCGGAAGTTATAGAACCGGATACATTGGCTTTATTTGATTCCAGTAATAAACTAAAAATGTTGGAGAATTAATATGGCATGGATCGCAACTGCAATTATAGGTAGTGCTGTTTTAGGAAGTATTAGTAGCGCAAATCAGGCCAGTGCAGCAACGGACGCTGCTCAGATACAAGCTAATGCAGCTCAAGCAGGTCAGCAATTACAACAACAAAACTTTCAAAATTTGTCTCCAAACTTTACGCCTTATATGCAAACGGGTGCTGCAGGTTTGGCTGCATTAAATGCTGCAATGCCATCTTTGATGCAGATGCCTGAAAGTTATAAACCGTTTACCGCTGCAGATTTAAAAAGTAATCTTGCACCTAATTATCAATTTATGCTTAATCAAGGTCTTGGGGCACAATCTCAAGCATTAAACGTAGGTGGTGGCGGTAGCAATATAAATACAGCTAATACTAAATTTGCTGAAGATTACGCTTCTAATGCTTATCAAAACGCATTAGCCAATTATCAAAGTCAGCAAGGTCAACAATTTAGTCAAGGACAAACCGCGCAGTCTAATATTTTTAACCGATTGGCTAGTGTGGCTGGTATTGGTCAAAACGCAATTGCAGGTCTTTCTAATTTGGCTTCTGGAACGGCTACTAATATTACTAACCTTGGTGTTGGTGGTGCGCAGGCTACAGCTGCCGGTGTTGTGGGTGCTGCTAATGCACAAGCATCTGGTTTATCTGGCCTTGGTAGTGCAGGCGTAAGCGGTGCATTATTAAATAATTATGCTAATAATCAAAGTGGACAGGCAGCAATTAATCAAGGTCAAATATTAAGTGGTACTTATGGAGCTGGTAATGTATACGGCCCAGGTGGAGGAGGACAAGTGCCTACTTCGGTTAATTGGAATATTGATTAAGGAATAATTATGGCTGATATAAGTGCTTTTACTGTCCCTGGTATTAATCCTACCACTGCTGTTGCTGCTGGCATTAGACCTGCTGAAGGTATGAAATTGTCTGACATTATGAGCATGGCTAGTAATGCTCAATCTTTACAGCAAGCCAAACAATTAAATCCTTTGCAGTTAGAAAAAGCTCAGATTGAATTAAATCAAATTCGTGAGACTTCACCTTTAACTATACGGCAACAAAAAGCAGCTACCGAACTTGCAGAAGGAACTGTAGAATCAACTATTGGAAAAGCAAAATCAGAAGCTGACACTGCTGCAACGGGATCAAAATCTGCTGCAATAAAATTTGCTGCTGAACAATCAAAAGGCATTACAAGTAGTTTAACTGCTCTTATAAATGATCCTACAGTAATAGCAGCAGAACAAGATCCAAAATCAGTCAACGTAGATGAATTAGCTAAAAAAGCTCGTCAACATGGCATGGAAAGAGCAAAAGATTTAGGAATACCAGAAGACAAAGCAGAGCAATTAACGGCTCCTTATATTGTTGAGGCCACTAAAAATCCAGCTAATTTTAGACAATTTTTAAAAAGTAAATTATTATCTTTTCTTGATTCTCATGCACAACTTATCGGTATGGCTCCAACTGGCATTGCTGTTTCTACTGGCGCTGGTGGTGGTACTCCATCAACAAATGAATTTAGCAAATATCCACCAGGCACTGCAATACCAGGAACTACATTCGTGAATCAATTACCGCCTACAACTCCTGTTGCCAACCCACAAGGAGGGACAAATTATTTAAATGCACCAAATGCTGTAGGCACTGCAATACCAGGAACTACATTTGCCACCCCACAAGGAGGAACAAATTATTTAAGCGCACCAAATAACCCACCTGTTGCAGCTTCATTACCGCCACAGCAAATAGCAATATTGCAGGCTGGTGGTAATGTCGTTGCAGAAGATTGGAAAACTACGTCTGCAAACGGTGCTGCTGCTGCTAATACTATTGGAACATTACAAAATATTAAAAAATATGCTAATGATGCGTTTACTGGCGTTGGTGGAGCAAGAAAATCATTGGCTGCTGGTATAGCAAACGCTATCGGAATTCCTGCGTATGAAGCAGAAAAAACTGCCACTGATGTTTTGGCTAAAAATGCTAATTTACTTGCATTAACAGGTGGAAATACTGATGCAGCAAGAGCATTAGCGGAAGCAAGTAATCCTAATGCAAAAATGAATTTAGACGCAATTCGTATTGCCACAGATCAATTAATTGGCTTAGAAAAATTAAAAACTGCAAAATATAACTTTTTAGCACCTGTTAAAGATGATGCGATTCAATACCAACAAAAATTGCAACAATTTAATAGTGTAGCCGATCCAAGAATATTCCAAGAAATGACCCCTGCTGAAGTTAAAAAACTTAAATCTTCAATGTCGGCTGCTGCTCAAAAAGAATTGGGCGATAAAATACGTTTAGCTAAACAATTAGGAATCATTCAATAATGGCAACTCTTGCTGAATTATGGGATACAGAAAAACCAGCTGCGGTTAATCCTTCACTTAAAATACCTGATAACGTACAAAAACAGCGAGATCAGGAAAGTCTTGATATTTTATTAAAAGAGCAAGAAAAGTCACCTAATGACATAGACTTGCAAAATGAAATTGCCAATAAAAGAAAATTAATTGGTGGTGCAAAGATAATTGCGTATCCAAAAATTACGCAACAATCTTTAAAAACGTCTGAAACTGTGCAGAATGCTGCTCCTACCGCACCAACTGTAGGAACTTTGGCTGATTTATGGGAACAAACTCCAGTTGAGGAAGTAAAAGAAAAACCAGCCCAGCCAATGCCATCCGAGGAAACAGGTCGTGCAACGGTTAACCCAATGATGGCGCGTCAACGTCAAACCATCATGCAAGGCAAAAAACCAGATGAGGTAGGCCCACTGGGTGCTACCGGTCAAGTGGTTCGTTCCTTAGCTCAAAATATATTTGCAACAACTGCCGGTGCTTTTGCTGGTGTTGGCAGAGGCATTTATCATACTTTGACCACTGGTGAAGCACCTACCACAGGTAACATTGATGAAAAAACTCGCGCAGCTGTAGCAGAAAAATTGGGTTATACGCCTACAGACCCACAAGCACGAGAGTTTTTAGCAAAAGTTGGTGCTATACCAGAAAAGGTATTGGGCTCCTCAATGGGCTTACCGCCGGTTACTAGCATGACTACAGCTGCTGTTGCACCTGCTGCTTTAGCACAAGCTGGAACTCATGCAGAACGAGCTTTGGCTGCCATTGGCAAACCTGTTGTAAATGCTATTGCTAAAAGTCAAGAATTTGGCGCGGAAGTTAAAACCTTACGTGAGCAAATGCAAAGTGGTTTAAAGAGCAAACAAGCGGTTGAGGCAGGCATACCAGAAACAGGTAAAGTTAGTGCTGGAGCTGCTGCCACAGCGCATGATACGGCTGTTAAAGCTGCATTGGCTGAAGCATCACCAGAAATACAGGCTTTGTATACTAATGTTAATCCTAAAGATATTAATTTATCTGCTTTGGAAACTCATAATAAATTTAATAAATTTGGCATGACTCCAACTGAAGGTGAAGCATTGCAAGATAGTCAAAAACTATCGGCAGAAATGAATGAAAGATTAAAAGACCCAGAATTACACGCTAGATTAGAAGAACGTGATCCTAAATTAATTGAAGCATTTAATAGTTTGCGTGAAAAAGTGGCTCCTGATGTCCATGAAACAAAGCCCGCTAATTTAGCAAATATGGCTTTAAAAAAAATGAAAGCTGATTTAGATGAGCATGAGCTATCTATTAGTAATGATTATAAAAAAGCTAATGAAGCTACTGGCACAGGAGAATCTCCTATTGACGTAGGACAATTACAGCAAAATATTACAAATGCACTTAAAAAAGCTAATAAAACTAAATATTTACCGGCTGATTTTAAGGCAGAACTTGAAGATGCTTTGTCTAAAGGTCATTTAACTGCTGAAGAATACGAAAACTTTAGGACGGATACTGCGACTATTCAAAGAACTGACAGAGCCCCACTAGCAAGACAGGCTGCCGGTATTGTTCGTGATCAATTAGAAGCTGTGCCTTTAAAAGATGAATTTGCTGAATACAAACCACTTTATGATAAAGCGAGAGCAAATGTTGTAGCATTAAAAAATAAGTTAAAAATACCTGCTTATGCTTCCGCTGCTGCTGATACCAGAACTCTTGCTGAAATAAAACTAGGTATATTGCATCCTGCATCCAATACATTTATGCAAAATTACTATAGCGCTAAAACTCCTCAAGTTAATATAGAGCGAATGTTAGATATTATTGGTCGTGATTCTCCAGAACATCAAGCATTAAATAGAGCAAAGATTGAAGAATTTAAACATGCTGCCGGTGTCACAAATGATACTGGCGTAGTAAGACAAAAATCATTAAATAATATTGTGCATCATCAGCATGTTGATAATTTGCCTATAATGTTTGGAAATGAAGTAGCAAAAGACTTTAGAGATTTAGCTGACGTAGCGCATTTATCTGAGCATACTAAAGGAAAACATGCAGTCAATGTTTCTAATACTGAAATACTTAGAGAACAAAATGCTACTAAAGAAGCTGCAAAATCTATGTTGGCTACAGGTGCTGAAATTAAAGCAAATTTGGCTGTTCCTTTTGCCGGTACTTTAATTAGAAAAGGTTTAGAAGGTCGTAAGGCTAAAAAATTGGCAGCAGAAGAAGCCAAGGCAGCAGCAGAATTATCAAAACGTAGACTTGGCCCAGGCGCCGGTATATCACTTCAAGAAATTAGTAAAGGTAAATAATGGCTAAATCTCCCGCATGGCAGCGCAAAGAAGGTAAAAATCCCTCTGGTGGCCTTAACGCTAAAGGTCGCGCTAGTTTAAAGGCTGAAGGTCACGACATTAAACCTCCGCAGCCCAAAGGTGGACCGCGTAAAGATTCATTTTGCGCTCGTATGGAAGGCATGAAAAAGAAGCTGACTAGCCCAAAAACGGCTAAAGACCCTGACAGCCGCATTAACAAAGCTCTTAAAAAGTGGAAGTGTTAAATGGAACCACAGGTGCTTATAAACATTATTATTGGCATTGCTGCTTTCTTTGGCGGTTATGTCATTAATTCAATCACTCGGTCAATAGAAAAGATAGAAGAACGGCTACAAACCATGCCAGACCGTTATGTTGCAAAAGAAGACTACCGCAGGGATATTGACGAGATTAAAAGTATACTAAAAAGTATTTTTGATAAACTCGATGTAAAGGCCGACAAATGAACACATTAAAGTCAGCGTTAAAGTCAAGAACAGTATTGTTTGCTCTTTTAATAGCGATTTTATCTGTTTTGCAGGGCTTTGTAGGGTTGTTGCCGATTACACCTGTTAATCAAATGTATATCGGTCTTTTAATTTCTGTAGCGGTAGTTTTCTTGCGGTTTATTACCACCACACCAATAGGTGGCTCAAATGGCTCTTGATCCGGTAACCGCAGTCTTAGACATTGGCGGTAAGCTCATAGATCGTATGTGGCCTGATCCAGCTCAGGCTGCTACTGCAAAGCTAGAATTAATCAAACTCCAACAGTCTGGTGATTTAGCCCAGATGACCGGTCAATTAGAAATTAACAAAATAGAGGCCGCCAACGCCAATATGTTCGTGTCGGGCTGGCGCCCAGCTATCGGTTGGGTTTGCGCTCTTGCACTCTTATACCAATATCTAGTCAGGCCACTGGCAGTAGCGGTGTTCGCAGCTGTCGGGCATCCTCTCCCAGTAATGCCTGGGCTCGATGAAAACCTGTGGCAGTTAATGATGGCAATGCTAGGAATGGGTGGGTTGCGAACTTTTGAGAAAGTGCAGGGGGTTGCTAATAAATGAGCATACAAGATAAAGTTATTTTAATTGCCACATTTTCGCTAAGTTTAATTGTATGCGCGATGCTAGCGATGTTTTGTTATGCAATCATAGACCCCAATACTGATGACGAAGAAGTTTTTACAATTATAGGCCCATCATTTCAGGTTATTGTCGGTGGGTTTATTGGCTTAGTAACAGGCATAAAGATAGGTAAAAAAAATAATGAAACTGACGGCTAATTTTAGTCTGGAAGAACTATCGCATACGGACCATCGTGAGTTTGACAATACTCCTCCCAGTGATGTTATTGATAATCTTAAGCGGTTAGCGATGATTCTGGAACAGGTTAGGTCGCTGTTTAACGGCTCGCCTGTAATGGTCAATAGCGCGTATAGGTCTTTAGAAGTTAATCGCGCTGTGAAATCGTCTGACGGTTCACAACACCGGCTTGGGTGCGCTGCTGATATTAGAATACCAGGACAAACACCCGATATTGTTGTGCAGACAATAATTAAAGCCAATATACCGTATGATCAATTAATTCGAGAATTTGATGCCTGGACGCATATTTCTGTGCCAACTCAAGAAACGGCAACGCCTCGTAAACAGGTTTTGATTATTGATAAAACTGGCACGAGAGCTTACGCTTGATCCTCGTCAAACCAGTCAATAAAATCAAACACCATATACACGGCGATCCCAAAGGCAATACCTTGGATAAAAATCCTAGCACCGTCCGTCATTATCTTCCTCCGTTGACTGTGGCGGTGCAGTGTATAGCAGCACACCAGGTGATCCATCCGTTACTTCTCTCCACACTCCATCCGTAAATTTTGCAAATTTACCTACAGGCTCTTGCTCTGACTGCTTTAAGGATTCTTTAATCGCGGTAATGGCAGCATACATTTCTGGTTCAAAGTCAGCCAATAGCCAACCATCTTTATTGACGCGTTCAATAAAATCTAAAGCCATAGTCAATGCTTTGTCTTTAGTCATTTGTTTTTCTCTTGTAATTTTTTTTGCACTTGCATAATTAATTCCCAACTGTCGCAATTATCTATGTTTTCCCATAGCTCCGTAGCTTCCGCATCCGTCAACCCAACCCACGGGCGGTTCATTAATTCAGGTTTATTAATTTTTACCCAATCTAGTAATTGAATTAAATCAACTCGCGTACAGCAATGACCAGCCTCGTTCATTGCAAGAACCATATATCTTTCTTTTTTTGTACGTCTGTCCATCTGGTAAACGAGTTTTACCTCCATACCTTCCTCATACTCTGTAACGCCATCCATTATTTTAGTCATTTGTTTTTCTCCCGTAATGTTGATTCTACTAATCTCACGATATACATTAGGTTTGGCATACTACAATCATCACCAACCCAACATTTACCATCACCAAGTAAAGAGTTAATTTGTTTTTCAGTCAGATTAATCCAATCTTTCTTAAGAGCTAAATCAGCGCACCTTAAGCAATACAGCGCATAACCGCCGGATCGTCCACACTCATCACAAGCGCATTTCATAATATTCCTTTCGTTAAGATTCGCAAAATTAAATAAATAAACTTTGTTGAGCAGTCATATCGTAAGCATCTTTTATTCTTTTTTTCTGCAAATCTTCGTAATTTGAATTAAGTTCACAACCCAAATATTGTCTCTTATTGATAAGTGCTACAAAAGCAGTAGTGCCACTTCCCATAAACGGGTCTAAGACTATGCCACTTTCAGGACAACCTGCGAGTATGCAAGGTTCTATAAGTTTTGGCGGGTATGTAGCAAAGTGACTACCTTTGTAGGGCTTGGTATTGACTGTCCAGATGCTTCGCTTGTTTCTTCCTTCTGGATTGCCATAATAATTTTTATTCCTGTTGACGGTGCCACCTTGATTTGTTTTACCAGATTGATCAGATTGCACTTTTCCTTGACTCTCTCTTTTTGCAGTCCATTCTTTTTGCATCATTTCTTTTGTCACGCCATCTTTTTCAGCTTGTGAATGAGGCTCACGAATTGCATCAATGTCGTAATAATACTTTTGAGACTTGCTCAATAGAAAAATATACTCATGCGCTTTAGTGCATCTGTCCTGCACTGACTCAGGCATAGGGTTAGGCTTGTGCCAAATAATGTCCTGACGCAGATACCAACCATCTGCGCGTAATGCGAAGGCAAGCATCCACGGTATGCCAATCAAGTCTTTAGTCTTTAAACCTTCTCCAGTTCTGTTGACAACTTTTTCCCTTGCGTTACCAAAGCCAGCACGACCATTGTTAGATGCTCTTGAGTTGTTGTCAGCATAACTATCCCCAATGTTTAACCACAGCGTCCCATCGTCTTCCAACACATCCCAAACACATCTAAAAACTTCAACCATAGATTTAATATATTCTTCTGGTGTTTCCTCAAGCCCCAATTGCCCATCATGCCCATAGTCCCGCAAACCAAAGTAAGGCGGGCTAGTCACGCAAGTCTGTGCTTTGATGCCTTCTTTAGCCCACCGACGCATGGTTTCTCGACAATCACCAAATTCTATTTTATTCATGGTTTTGTCCATACAATATGATTTTTTAATTCGTAATACTTTATTACTTGCAACTTTACTTTTTCCATTGCCATTTCCAATATAAACCGTGAAGGAACCCAACTCTCAGGAAAATCAGGACTAATCATTAATGTGCCTGCATGAATAATTTTTCCTTGATTGTTTCGTAACGCGGGTGGTGGTTTCTTACCTATAACTAATCTCATATATCTTCTCCAATGCGAACACGTACAGGTTCTTCCTTGATTGCAATTTTGGTTGCACATAAATCCTCCGCTTTATGTCTAGCTTCAATATTTCTTTTCATAAGGTTTTTATTAAATATTGTTTTTACGCAATTCACACACTTCCAACGTTTTATCTTGCCTGCCCAGTAAAATTGGCCATTCAAAATCGGCTGATGTGCCTGACAATTCGTACAAAATTTCGTGCTGAGGTTTCCAACCATGTTTTCTCCATGTTTTGGTTATGTCGGTTTGTGCTGCATTTATGTATTTAAAATTCGGATCTAGTATGTTTTGCATATTTCACCTATTTCTTTTTTTTGGGTGGTTTGGGTTCTGTTAACCAGGGAAGATCATTAGTAAGCTCGGGCAGTGGGTCTATGCTTGATCCTTCAAATTCTTTCAATATGCTATTTACGCCTGGATCCCCAATTAATACTTTATCGTTCGTATTTGTAATGTCTTGGCTAGAATACTGGGGTTGAGTAAAGGTGTTCCCTGTTTTTTTGTTTTTATACGTTACCGTATTATCGTCATCCCCACTGACTAACTCAGCAAAACTTTCTAGCAGTTTTGGAATGTGGCGGTGATCTTCGCAGCCTTTACGCTGCTCGTTAATTGTCAGGGTTTTGCTTTTAAGCTCACAAACCCAATTGCCATCGAGATTTGCGGTCGCGTGGGCGCAGGTTCGGCAGTTTACCGCCGGTGATTCCGTTCCGTAGCATTGGTCTTTGAATTGGCAATACTGACAGACGAATGGCGGTTTTGCGGGGTTGTCTCCCAGGACGATTTGGGGCTCTGGGTATGTGACGACTCGCTCTGCTTTTGCCAATAATTTAACGAACTCTGCCTGGTCAAAATTAACGCGTTCTGTATAAATGTCATCGGTATCCTTATTCACCACAATATACATTGCCCGATCCATGGTCGACCAACCCATGTAAAGTTGCATTTGTGCATAATGAATGAATTTTGCTTCTTTGACACCTTTTTTTTGTAGTATTGCGAAACTCTTGGCGTTACTGGTTTTGAACTCGACTACATGCCAGGTCTTTGGGGCTTCGGGAAATCCCAAACCGGCAGCGTCCATACTACCCCCAAAATGCCCACCAAGGGCCTCAAAACCCCATTGGTTGCCATCATCGTCTTTGTCTGATACATCTACGCCAATGTCGCGCAGGTTTTGCACTAGACGCGATTCCTGTAATTGTCCTGTTTCAAACAGTCTTAACATACGGCCTTCAAACCTCGTGGGTTTAGCCCATCTAAAATTAAGCCATAGGTATCGCTCGCATTCGTGGCCAATCTCAGAGGCTCCGAGGTGCTTACGCCCACCGGAACTGCTATTCTTCTGGTAATGCTGAAAAATAGCAGCTGCGGTGGTGTGCTGCGGGGTGGGCAGCTGTGTCATTTACTTACCCCAGGGGTTTTTTCTGACTGCGGGGGCTGCGGGCGATGAAAACTTCTCGGCACCTTTAGCTACACGAACTGCTTTTTCAAGGGGCGCGTATCCTTTAATGCGGTTAGCTATGGATTCCGTTACTGGGTTGCGCTCTTGTATTACGTCAATAAATAACGGTATGTTGTGCAGCTCCTCACTTTCCGAGATGTTGCGATCCCCAAAGCCCAAACAATGGCAGATTGCGGACAGCTCGCGCTGTGCGATACCTTCTGCGGTCTTGTTAGGGTTGGACAGGTTGAGGCGTGTCCAGACTTTTCTTCCATCTCCCGACTCGTTATCGGTTAAGGTAAAGGTTAATTGCAAATACTCGCCGGTGCCTGCTTTTGTCGATTTCATTTCTGAATCAGTAATCTCAGCGCAGTAACGACCTGCGGGTAATGCTGAGAAATTTTGTTGGGGTTCTACTGACGCGGGGTTAAAGTTTAATGTTGCCATGGTATTTCCTTTGTTGTTTAGGTTGATTGATTATTTATTGTTGCCAGTTATTGCTTCTGCTAATGCAGACCATTCCAGTGGCAGCTGGTCGGGTAGGTTGTAACGATTCTTGGCAAGGTACGCTGGGCGCTCATTTGTGTGCATAATGCGCTCGCCTGTGGATGTTCCGCGTGTCACTTTATTATTAAATCCTACGTCGGTGGTTTTTACTAATGTTTTATAGTTGGTGAATAACACCATGTCGCACCATTCCTGCACCAGTGCGCTACTGCGGGCTTGTAGTTTGGGCTGATAGCGTTCGTATGGTTCAACTTCTGGACTATCAAATCTTTTGATCTCGCAGTGGGCTAATAAAATACTGGCCATTCCTTTTGATCTCAGCACGTTTAGGGTGTCGAGAACTTTACGCCAATAGTCCGCAGCAATCACGGCGCCTTTGCCGTATGCCAAGTCTTTAGCGTCATACTTTGTATTAATTTCTTCCCACACTAAATTATCAAGCCAGTCAAGGCTGTCAATCACGACGGTTTGAAAATCGTGATCGCCTGTTAAAGATGCTAATGCCTCTTGGACTTGCGTAAATGTCGTGGCAAGCGGGAAATGATCGGCTTCGATCTGTCCTAAACCGTCTTCAGTGAGTATAAAGATCGGGTTGGGGGCGCCTGCACCGAAGGTAGTTTTCCCAAGCCCATGCGGGCCGTAGAGCATGATCCTCGGGGGTAAAAGCTCCGTATTCTTTTTAATGCTCTTTAAGTTTATTGCCATTTCATTCTCTCCGGTTATGTTATATAACACCACAAATCATCATTACTGCTATTGCCATACATGTGACACCCACTAAAAAATCTCCTAAATCATTATTGTGCATGGTTGCGCTCCCAACGTTGATATGCAATCTCATCCTTGGCTGCGTGTTTTTCTTCTTCTAAAGCCCGATCTAAAATCTCGTCAATGATCCAATCGTGGTAAAAATCACTGATGAATGCGTGTTTTAATTCTTCTTGATCTGGGTCGTAGACTTTGTAATCACACTCGAAAAAGTCTTCATCGCCTAATGTGTAGTCCGTGACTACGATGGTGCAATACATATCGTCTATCTTAAATTTAAATTGCATGATTATCCTTGGTTGGTTGGTTGGGTAGGGGCCGAGGCCCCCGATTTAAATATACGAGTCAACTTTTTTTAAACCTTGACCTGCAATAAACATGGCTTCTGCTTCAGCGCCGTAATAGCCATATTTTTTGCAAAATGCCAACAGCTTTTTGCGAACGGCAACTGTATGCCAATATTCATGTTCCGCATGTAAGTCAAGCTCATGCAAGCAGAGGTAGCAAAGGTCTTGAATTGTTTTGTGGCTGAATGAATCAAAGCCGCAAACATCAGGCAGTGCGTTGAGTGCTTTTTCAAATGTCATTTTGTTCCTTGGTTGGTTGGTTGTTGTGGTGCTGTAGTGATATTAAGGGTTTGTTTACCTTGTGTCAACTGTTTTTTGTAAATATATATCAAATATTTTTAAATAATTATAAATTATTGATTCTTATAAGTTTTTAGTAAATTTATGCAATCAATTTGCTTTTTATGTATACGAATGTATACTGATAGTCACTTTTTGTAAATTAAAAGAGAGTAAAAAATGTATCTAACAATTACTGGCGCTGCTACTAAAATGGGTATTACTAGACAATATATGCATAGATTGATCAATCAGGGAAAGATCTCAACAACTGTATTGGCAGGTCGTAGGGTTGTTATTGCGGATCAAATATTTAAAAAGATGCAAAGTGATCGTAAAAAAATAACAAAATGACTTCCACAATGATAAATAAAAACACTCAAAATATCGTTAAAAACAGTGAGTTTTTGCAATTGCTCGCTAATGATATTCCGACGCAGTCGTGTTTGTGGGTAGCGTCCTTCCCAGGCAATCCCGATCTTACGGATAGCATCAACTGGTTTGGGAAACCTTATAAACCGACTCGACATATGGTTGTTGATGCCATGTCGAATGTTAATGCCTATTTTTCTGTCGCGGCTTTATCGCCCAATGCCGATGGCGAGATTCGGCGTAGGAAGGCTAATTTTGAACGGCTGCTAGTGTTGGTGGCCGATGATGCAGCGCTAGACGATATCAAGGGCACCGTGTCTTATGTTTTAAATACTTCGCCTGGTAAAGTGCAAATTGGCATATTTATTGATAAAACGGATCCAGACGCTAAGAATCGTGCGTTAGTGGACGCGATCGTGACGCGCATGGCCGACAACGGGCTTTTACGTGCTGATATGTCGGGTAATAATTCGGTAAGGTATGTCAGGCTGCCAGTAGGTCAAAATCAAAAACCGCGTGAGACTGGGAACTGGGATCATTCATTGTCAATCTGGAATCCTGATTGTGTGATGTCCCTTGCTGACGCTGCGAGTGTGTTTAGCATTGATATTGATAAGTTAAAAAATGAAAAGATCGGGGTAAGCGAAAAGGTTAGCAGTAAATATGATGGGCAATTAGATTTATTAAGAATAACTGCAAGCAATATTGTGCGTGGCGAACGGCTGCACGAGTCTATTAACGAGATGGCGTTTAGCCTGGTCGCAAGCGGGGCCCACCCAGGCACTGTGGTTAGCACCCTTCGCGGGCTCATGGAATCATCGCTAATGGCCAAAGATGAACGGTGGAAAGCTCGTTATGATGATATACCTAGATCCGTTTTTACAGCTCAAGAAAAAGTAGAGGAAAATGGCAATTACGAAAAACCGGAAGTTAAATCCGAAATTGTTGATCTCATTAAAAAGTGGCAACCTTCCGAGATAGTTAAGGTTACTCAGATT